GGGCCATCTTGACTCCTTAGATTCAGTCGCGAGTGAACGTCCAGCTATCGTCTTCGCTCGTGGAGAAGTAGTAACCGGCCGCCGGGGTGGCGTCGATGGTGATCGAGGCACCCGAGGCGATTGCCGCGTACGGCGAACCTGCTGCGTTGACAACGGTAGCGCCGTTCTTGTAGACGACACCAGTCTGGTTGACAATGGTCAGAACGCCGGTCGTAGTATTGAAGGAAGGCTCGTTAGGAATAACCAGAATATCGGTTCCAGCAACCTTACGGACGACCATCGCGGCCTTCAGCTTGGTCAGCGCTCCAGAGAGGCGGGTCTCAATCAAGTACTTCTGACGGTTGTAGTCGATGTCGAAGTCGTCAAACATGCTGACCTCTCCACCTCGCGTGGAGCCAACCGTGTAATCGGTCGGGTTCACAAGGACGGCAACCAGCTCGGGCTCGTCTTCCATGACCTCAACCGAAACAACCTCAGTGACGCGCAGCTCAGCCGCAAGCTCCTCAAGGTTCTTGTAAATGCGACGACCAAGAGTGTCCTTCAGAAGAAGGAATTTAGCAATGTAGGTCTCGGTGGTGTACATGGTCGGGAGACCAGTGCCGCGAAGGTGACGACGATTCATCACAATAGCGTCGACAATCTCCTGAACAGAGGAGTTGTTATCGTCGATGTTGACGTTGACCTGAGTAGTGTAAAGCTCGTGATCCGAAGCAATCGGGCGAATACACTGGTCGTTGATCTTCTCTTCCGACGCGGGGTCGCGGCCATCGCCGATCAGAATTGCTCGCGCAATTTCTTCATCGAGCATCAGACGCATCTCACCCTTGAGCCAGGCGACAACATCGAAGTCAGTGATGTCGATCATGTCGTCACGATCAAGCTGCTGCTTCTTGTAAATGGTGGTCGGGCTGGTGACTCGCCGAGCAACCGAGAAGAACTCGGTTTTCTTCAAATTGCCTTTGATGTAACCCTTGGCCCGAGCCTCTTCCTCGGTAATGTCAGCCATGAGGGTCTTGATCCGGCTGAACGGGCGCTTGCGAACACCCATCATCACCTTGTCAACCCAATCGGTCCGACGACCAAACCACTCGGGCGTGTCGGTTGCCGCCACTGCATCCGGGAACAGGAGATCGATGTTGGTGATGCCGTGCTGGAGAGCGTAGCTTTCGACCGCGGTCCTCAGCGAGCCGCGAGCCGTGGCGTCAGCAACAATAGCTTCCATATCTGCGTGAGAGAGGATAAGCTCCTCTTTCGTGTCTTTCTTGTCTTCAAAAACATTCGTACGACTCATTTGATCGTCGCCTTTCTGATCTATGTTATCCTGGGCAAGGGTTTTGTCGGTATTAGTATTGTCTTCGGCTTCGGCAGTACTAAGCGCTTCGCCAATCATATAATGAAGAACATCTTTTTGCTTATCAGTCATAGACTCATAAACATCAGCGATGGTTTCTTCTGAGTCGTCTGCCATCTTTTCTGCGTGAGAAATATTGTCTATAACTTCATCAGAATCTTCGGTAGACTCTTCAACATCATCTTCGTCATCATCTTCGTCATCATCTTCGTCACCATCTGACTCATTATCTTCAGTAGACGGAACGTCTACCTCTAGTCCAGTGTAAATAATAGCTTCTTCGTCTAAGACCTCATCTTCAAAATCTGAGTGACGAATTGTAACGTTCTCAATGACAGCTCCTGGATTAGCTCCGCTGAGAACTAAACTGACCTCACGAATTGCGCCATGAAGAACTCGACCCGAGCGCTCAATGAGCTCATTCGCCCAGATTGAAAGGCGGTTTATGTCTCCATGCTCTAAAAGTTCTCGCGTGTGAATAGCTTTTGGTGAGGAATTAAAGAATCCATATGCATAAACCCCGTCAGACCTTGCCTCTAAAAGGGCGTGACCAAGAACGTTTTCGGGATCGCTATGACCGTGCTGCCAAACCAAAGGAACCTTAACTTGATCCTGGTGTTTGAAGGCGTCCGGCATGATTGTTCTGCCATCAGAACATTTAAGCCCTGATTTAGTGGCATAACCGCTAAAATCTGCTTCCATTTTGATTTCCTTTCAAATCAACTTGCCGTCTAGAGAAATTTTGGTTTTTGGCTTCATGTTTTGACCAAAGGCTCTTTCTAAGAGTTTCATAATCGTTTTTAAATTACTCAACGGAGTCTGCCTCATTTAGATTATTGCTAGATTTCTCTAAAGGCATGTTGCTGTTATTAAGCTTATCAGCCTTCTCATCAGGAAACGGCTCAATTCCCATAAACCCACGGATTTCATTTGAGGTGAGAATTTCGTTTCTTGTAAACTTGTCGGCAATCTCAGCAATTTCGCTAACTGGAACAAGCTTGAACGGGTCTTTAAAGTAATAGACCCGCTCTCCTTTAGCTGTACCCATTGGGCCTAAGAATGAGCGTTGCATGGCTTCTGTAATAGCCTGAAGGATTGGGTCTATAGACCGGTTATAATAGTTCAGCATAGTCTTTTCATCGGCAGTGCCATTCATTATGTCTTCAGTAATACCCAATTGACCATACAACATCTTAGTCAAATACTCAATTTGCTGTAAAAGATTATTCTCAGCAGGCCTATTTAGCTGAGTAATCTTTTCAGTTGAATCCGTGTAAGCAATTCCATACTGACTGTCTTTTAACTGCAGTTCAATAGATTCACGTCGAGCTTCTGCTTGCTTTTGTCTTGCCTCGGATTTAATAACATAAGGAAGTTGTATAATAAGGTCAAGTTTTCCAGAACCAGATTGTTCATCAACCGCATCTAAAAGAGTAAGTTTTCTAATAAGCCTTTGAAGCGTCCCGTTTTGCTGATTCATTACTGCATATAAAGGATTTTCGACAATAGCCACATAACGCTTTTCTAGGGTTATGTCTTCTCGAAGTCCGGTTGCTTCGTTGTAGAGATTGACCTTTACGTGTTTTGGATACCAATCAATAATTTCGCCTACTCGAAGAGTATGAATATCAAATTGCTCATTTGTTGTTGGATCTTGCGTAGTATCGACTGGCACAATGGCTGCCGCGCCTTTATCAAACAACGTCATGGCAATATCTTGCCGAAATGCTCGTGGACCCTGATCTAGGTTAGGCTCTAAAGTCAGAGCTTTACTCAAGCCGCTTTCTTTATCTTCTAAATAACGTTCTTCTTTATCTAGCTGAACGTGTTTGAACCCAACACCAGAAACATCTATACTCATTCTTGTATAAATGGAAGTGACGATAGATCGTTCGTTGTAATAGCCTCGGAACCTACTTTGATCTGAGCGAGAAGAATATGACATCCCTCTTGGGGCGCCTACTGTTGACCATACACGATCAGTATCTCGAAAAGCATTCCAAGCACTTCTAAGTTTTTCTAGCACTGCCACTTAGCATCACCTCCTTTTTAAGTAAGTTTAGATGGTTTATGATCAGGAGTAAACTCCGAGCTGGTGAAGGATGGTTCCATCAAACCAAAACATAGCAACGCCGTTTGCCGCGAGAGTAATTTCGGCACCAGTCGGCGTGCTTCCACCAAGGTTGACCGCGCGAGCTGTTCCACCGTTAAACGAAACCGTCGGAGCAGCCGCAGTGTTTCCACTAGTAAACCTAATCGGGACCATAGTATTCGCTGATGGTTCGGCTTCTGCAACGGTCTTAGCCGCAGTTCCAATTGCTCCGGCCGCGGTGTAAGCGCCAATCTTTGAATTTCGACCAGTAACAGGAGTTCCATCCGGATTGAACAGAGCAAAGCGTTCAATAGTCTGATGCTCTTTAAATGCGGCCTGAGTTGAAAGAATTGCCTGAGTAGTTTTCTGATGCTCTGACATTGAGCACTCCTTTTTTTGTGGTTTTATAGTCTAATATCGTCAAATAAAACTGGGCCTTGTTTAAGAGAAGCTTTAACAAACTTTTTCCCTTTAATAGCTGCAGTTTGTCCATCTTTGGTTACGTAAATGGTTTTTCTTGGTTTGGCCAGAGCATATTGAAAAGCGGCGTCTAGTTTTTTTTGATCTATTGTTGCTTGTTTTTTTCGACCACGACGAGTATTTAAGTTTCCGCTTTTTCCTTCAAGTTTACGAAGTGTTTTTTTTGCTGATCTGGCTCGTTGTCGCTTTGAGGCCCCCGCAGAAGCGTAATCTAAAGCTGCGTTTCTTACTGAATTCTTTTTCGGCTTTGACAGCATAGGAGTTCTGTTAGAAATATTAGTTTGTCTTTGAACTGGGTTTGCAAATCTTGGGTTTGCTGCTTTAGCATTTGCTATTGCGCTCCTATTTTGATTTTTGCGAACCCCCCACTTCATTCCTTTGACACCAAAGTGTTCAAGAAAGTCTTCTACTTCTTTATCCATTTTAAAGCCTCAAGTCTTTAACTTTTACTCCTTGTTTTAAAAGCGCGTTAACTACTTAAAAGATACTCAGCAAATTTTTTTCCGGCGACTATTGCGGTAACCATAACCGCGTCTTCTAGTTTAATCTTTCGGTCCGATAGTCCCCATAGGTTTTTTTCTGAACCGGCAAGCTCGTTTTTGTATCTTTCACGAAAACTTTTATTAACGGCCGTTTGTTTGTTATTTGCCTTCGAATTTGTTCGAACGTTTTTATTAGAAACTGCAGCGCCTCGGTTTTGGCGAACTCCCCACTTCATTCCTTTGACACCAAAGTGTTCAAGGAAGTTTTCTGCATCTTCACTCATTCAAAAGCCTCCTTGTTCAGCTTATAGGCAATGTAGGCGTCCATTAGAGCAGAGACATTATCAATCTTTTCTTCAGCTCGCTTTTTTAGAAGCTTGCGGTTTCCATTGGTGTCTTCCAAAGTTATTGCGTTACCCATAGCAAAAGACATAAGTGACTGATCAAAGAGTAGAACTCGCTGCTCAGCTAGAATTTTCAATTCGCCAAGAGGAACAGATTCCGTCTTTGCTCCCTGAATAACCTTTTCGATTCCATACGGACCATTCTCAGTTTCCCAACGCTCAACAAACTCTTTAGCATTGTACGGGTCGAAACCAAAAGCCCGGACGTCGTACTCATTCTGCTCGATGAAGGCTTCTAAGTCATCATAAACTTCTGTCATGTCAAGGACGTTTCCGTCAAGAACTTGCAATGAGCCTTCATCCATAAACTCTTGATACTTTATGCGCATTGCTCCAGGCAGTTTCATCAGAGTCAGTGTCGTGATGTAACTTCGAGTCTTAACGCCAAAAGAACCATTTTGTAACGGAAAAAGGAAAGTGAACGCACAGAAGTCGTCGCCCTGTGAAAGGTCCGCGCCGAGAGCACATGGAACACTCCAGAACTCTCTAGTGCGATGAGGGATGGTTTCTTCGTATGTGAAGAAGTATGTGTATCCCTCCATAGGAATGCCAAACCGCTTAGCTAAAATATCGTTTCTAGATGCAGGAGCTTTCTCAGCTCTCTCAACATCTAGATGATACACGTCATAAGTTACGGTTTTACCAAGATTTGGTTGCGCTTTTAGCCACATAGATGGATCATTAACTTCTTCAAGATCATCTAATCGGTAATGCCAGATTGAAATATGAGGAGCTTGATACTCGCCTTTTAAGATGTTTGCCAACTCCATCTTGATGGTATCGCCAGAGCCATTTCGGACAGTTCCTTCAGAGCTAATAGCTACAATAAGAAAATCGTCCAGTTTGGATGCGCCCTGCTCGATGGCACCGACAACATCTTCTCGAATATCTCCAGATAACCACTCATCAACTGTAGAAATTTTAGGTCGAAGACCCTGAAGTTTATTGATCGCCATTGGACGAACTTCAAGCAAAGATCCAGTCAAGAAATTTTCTACACCTTTTTTAGTTGATGCGAGCTTAACTCGCTCAACGGCAGATCCAGATGTATTTCGAATAGAGCCTTCGGTTAAAAATTTGAACAAAGGACCACGAGCTCTAGTAATTGCTGTACGAAAAGGTGACATTACTTCGTCGGCCTGTTTCATTGTTGGAGCAGTTGTTATCTGATGCGTTGTGGCTGTATCAACATTCAAGAAATATGCTTGTATGCAAGCTGCATACATTGACTTGGCCGCGCCTCGGGCAACGATCAAATATTGCTTTGTAGTGAGGCGTTTCTTGATTAGTTTCTTAACATATTTACCAGCTTCGCCGTTAACCCCTGGTTGATACACGCTTCTTTCAACAAAGAAGTACCAGCCAAAGATTTGTTCGGCCCAAACCTTAAATGTTTCTAGTAAATATAAATCTCCACCATCAGTTAATGTAAGTTCCATCTCACAATATCTAATAAACCCTTCCACCGCATCATCGTCATAATATATGTTAGGGTTCGCTATAAGATCGTCAATCCGATTCATTTCTAAAGAGACTTCCCTATTTACAGGTATGTCTCCTCTGAGAACAGAGTCTCGAAATTCCCCGTAATATCTAGGAACAGCGGTGTTCGATAAAGCCAAATCAACCGCCTCCTTTTATAGCTTTACTTCTTAGGTTTTATTGACTTAGATAGTTTTTCTATTCTTTGTCGGTCTTTGTTTACTTTTATAATATCTTCTCTTGAAATTTCTGATTTTGCTTTTTTGGCCTCTTTTTTAGCGTCTTTAACGGCTTTTTTAGTCTCATTAACCACATTTTTGGCAGATTCTTTACCACTATTACCGACAGGTATATTGAGCATCTTTTGAACTTCATTTTTGATTACTGCTTTTGTTGCTTCTTTAGCAACTTCTTTTGTTGCCTGAACAAAAATATCTTTTGAGGCCCTAGTAAACGCTTCGCCTTTTGTGAGTGGCACCGTTTCTCGGACAAGCTGCGAATACTGCTTTTCTAACTGCATTCTTGCAATCGCCGACTTGAGCTCATCATCAGTCATTTTTTTAGCTGAGGGTTTTGAGCTCGACGATTTAGTTTTTTCTTTAGCTTCCCGTTCTTTGTCTTTACGGGCTTTCCAATTTGAGGCCGACCTAGATTTATCTGGAGCTTTTCGAACGCCCCACTTCATTCCTTTGACGCCGAAGTGTTCAATAATATCTTCGGTAACGCCAGCCGCAAAAACTTCTCCTTGAGCCATAGAACGATTAAGCTCTTCTTGTCTTTTTTTAGCTTTAGCTGCAATGGCACGACCATCAGCTTCTTTTTTTGGAACCGGCTCTCCCCAAGCGGCAGCCGTTAAAGCAAACCGGGTCGGTTCACCTTTTTCGTCGACAAGTGGTGGATAGTCTTTCTGTCCATAAAATCGAAGTGCCCAGCTAATCCACCTTTTTTTATCGGCGGTACTAGCCTTAGTGTAATCTTTAACGCCCGGTTTTAAGTTTCCACCAAATTCTTTTCTTCCGGCTGCAGTTAAACCACCTTTTGGGTCTTTAAGCGGTGGATTACTCATGTCAACTCCGTTTCTTTAAAAGTTCTTAAACGCCATTCATACTCTGAAATTTGTTCATCCATTGCGTTCATCAAAAATGACGTGGTTGGCGGGTCAAATAGTTTTCGAACTTTTAAGAAAATATAAGTCTTGACCAGACTCAACTCTGTATCTGGTAACTCTAAATCTTCCCATATAGTTTCTTCATCTTCAACCAAAACTAAAGGTGTTGGGCCGATTCCTATCTGATTCAAAGTAGCTAAGGCTGAGTTGATGTGAGTTATGATGTCTAAATCAAACGCTTCATAGCCTTCGCTAAGTCCTAGAATTTTTTTCGTGCTAACAAGTATACTAGAATCCATTTGACAACCTCCTTTCGAGTTACCAGAGTTTTGTGTCACCGGGGCTTCTGTTTAAAACAACTGCAGCCAATAAGTTTTTATCCCCATAGTGAATCGCGTTATGCGTTTTGTGGGTCGTCGTTATTAAAAATTCAGGGTCTGTTATCCATGATTCGTCATGAATTATGTCTTCTGTTGTCATTGGGTTAAGATGGTGAATTAAAAGATTACTGTGAATTTCATAACCATCTATTCCAAGATCACATCCATTGTCCCTTAAAATTACATAATTTCGGACTTGTTTCCAGGCATTTGATTTATAAAAACTTTGATTTAGATAACGGTCAAACCCAAAAGTAGAGTGGCCAACACTTCCCTCAAGTTTAAGATACTCAAAACGATCTTCAAATGTTTTAAACGACTTAAGCTCAGAATATGTTTTAGTTTTCATAAGATTATTATTTTATAAATTAAATTGCGTTAAGTTGCGATATGGTAAGTTGAGTATCAATTATTTCCGACTCAATACTAAGTATTGACTCAATATCGCCTACTGATTCTGCAGCAATAAGTTGATTTTGAAGAAATATGAGTCTGGCCGATAGTAAGGTAACCAGTTTTGAAATATTCATTTTGTTTTCCAATCACCAGTAGAGGAGGCAGCGGAAGCACTCGGCGAACGACGCCCTGTTGAGCCACAGGTACTTGAGGCCGTCTTTGGTGGTGACGATCTCCATGCGGTTGCCGATGATCGCTGTCGGTGCGACGTAGGGGTACATCGACCCGCCGTTGACGTTCGCTGTCACCACGTTGAGCGACATGACTCTCTGTGTGGCGTCCTTGTGGAAGTAGATCCGGTCCACGCCGTCGTAGGCCGTCATCGTGCCGGTCGTCAGTGTCTCGGTCGTGGGCGAAGTCGCGATCGGTGACATGCGGTCGGTGGTCAGGTCGAGCCGGTCGAAGCCCGCCAAGCCGCCGCCTCTGGTGGCGAACATGTACCGGCCACGAATGTCGACGTTCGTGGTGCCGAACGCCCAGTTGGCGTTGCAGCCCACAGCCTTCGCCACGCCCTCAAGGATCTGGAACCCGGTGACGTTGGTGGTCGGATTAGCGATCGTTGCGACAGTGAGCGTGTCGGCAGTGTTGCTGGAGATGGAGACTTCGATGGGTGTGGTGCCGGTCGTGAAGATACGGACACGTTTACCTGAGTAGATATTGACCGGCCAGTTTGCACCCGTCTGTGCGAGTGTGGTGGTGCTACCGCCAGAGGTAACACCAGCGTGAAGCACCCCCGGTCCACCAGCGGTGCAGATGCTGTAGCGGCTGACACCGTTGGTGGGGGCCGTGCCGAGACCAGAACCGACGATGGTTAGGGTGGTGGCGGTGTTAGCGGTAATGCGCCCGATCAGCGTCGTTGCGCCACCCGTCGTTCCGCCCGTCGCAGCAGTCTGAACGTACAGGAAGCGTCCTGCGTGCTCGTCGGTCTGCCACGCCTTCGTGGCGTCAACCAACGTTGTGACCGACTGGGCGGTACCGATTGCGGGCGAGCCAGAGCCAGCGAGGGAGTAGGTGAACGTCGTAGCCGAGGGCACCGTCGCGATGTTGAAGGTGCCGTTCAGCGCCGTGGTGGTCGTAATGCCAGCAACGGTCACCGAGTTACCGACACGGAACTGGTGCGGATGAGAGGTAGTGACCGTTGCTACGTTTGTCGCCCATGTAGCCGAAGCGATCGACACCGGCTGATGCCCCGCCACGGTAGCGGAGGAACTGCGGGCGATACCCCAATCGACCTGCCGACCCAACGTGGTGACGGTCGACTCCAGATTCATGATCGGCAGGGCGGCGTTGCCGCCGTTCCACATGAACATCTTGTCGGGGTCACCCTGAATGACATACACGCTGTCGGTGCTTGGAGTAACATCCCATCTCCCGTAGATGCTCAGTACTGTCGCCGTGTTGGAAGCGATCGTGCGAACCTGACCGGCACCCGTTCCGTGGAGGATACGAACGGCGTAGTTCTTCCAGCGGTTCTCCGCCCACGTCTTAGCCGCGTCGGTGAGCGACCCAAGCGTTAGTGGACCTGTCGACGGCTGAGCAGCGGCGGTTGCCGTCCCGGCGTCGAAACCGAGGATCATGTAACGGCTCGTAGCGTCCGGGTGGGTGGTCCACACCGGGTCGACCGTCAGGTCGGTGGCGGTGTTGGAGGCGATCTTGCGGATCTGGCCGACACCCGTGCCCGAGAAGATGTACACCCAGTAGTTCTGCCACTGGTTGACTTGCCACGCCGGGTTGTCCACGCCGCGTGTGGCGTCGACCAGTGTGTGGTTCGTGCCGCCGGTCGCCCTGCCCCGCTCCCAGATCGAAGCGTTCTCCGACATGCGCTCAAGGCTCATGTCGGTCGCTGCGGCCAGCAGAACGTTCGTGCTGGCGGGCATGATGTACCACGTGTCGGTGAGGATGTCGTACATTTGATGCACGAAGAACGGCGCAGCAGCCGTCGAGGTGACCATCGAGATCATGCCCGACTGGATGCGAAACACCGAAGCGTCGGTGGGCTGCACTCCCCACGCCGAGTCGACGGTGAGCACCTGTGACTCGATCGTGAACGACGCCTGCAAACCGTTGGTGATGACCGGAACGGGGGCGAAAATGCCGGGGTTGTTGTAGGGCTTGTTCTGCTGGGTCGTGTCACCGAAGGTCAGCACCGTCGCGGTGTTGGAAAGGATGCGGCGGTACTGGCCGACGCCGGTGCCCGACACGATGCGGGCGGTGTACCCGGCGTACTGGTTGACGCCCCACGCCCGCGCCGTGTCAGTGAACGACAGCGAACCTTGCGTGTTCGTGACGGTCGTGACGACGCCAGTGTCATGCACGGTCGGCTCAGCCACACCCGTGATCGTGCGACGCTGACCGGCACCGGGACCGCTGACGATCACCACGTCGTAGCCGAGCATCGCTTGAGCGGACACTGCCGGGACCGTGAGCGTGTTCGCTCCTGCGGTAATCACATTGCCTTCCGGCCCCATACCACCCATCAGCTTCATCGATGAGTAGGTCGTCAAGGCAACCGGAGGCGAGGTCAACTGCTGGTACACGTCGGTGAAGGTGTCATAACGCCAGAAGTTCGTCGAGTTGAGCAGGTAGTAGATGTACCTGCCGTGCTCGGTGCTGAGGAAGTTGGGGTTGTCTGCCGAACAGGTGGACGAGATCGCCGACGACACTGCGGGGGCGAAGCGGGTCCACTCCCATGTCGGGAGGTCGACCTGTCGGGTAAGGGTGTTGGAGGTCAGGGTGGGCATGATATGTTCCTCAGGTAAATTCTAAACGTGGGCGGATAGACATGGCGTAGGTCTGCTTGGCGACGTTGATGTACATCTCACGATCCATGCCAGCGAGAGCGGTCTGTGCGGCCACGTTCGTGACGCTGCTGACGGTGCTGACGGTGCTGACGGTGCTGATGGTGCCGAGCGTCAAGGAGGCGCTGATGGCGTCGAGCGTGACACGCTGGCGCTGCTGCCCGTCGACCACGGCGTTCGACTCCAATAATTTTACAACCCTACTTAATAAAACAATAAGATTATCAGTACGATCCGCTTCGACTGGGATCTGACCTGACTCAAAGAAAATATCATTACCTGCCGCATCCACAAGCATGTGTTTGGGAGTATGCACATTATTACTCAGAACTGTAGCAACAGAAGTGTCTGCTCCAGTTCCGTCTTTGATTGATAAGGGCATGTTTTCATCTCCTTAGAAAACGATAGGAATATACTGTGAATTGCGAGAATCACTGAAGTCAAGTGTTGGAATATAAACTGGTGGTGGATCTTCCTCATCTCCAGTTAGACTAATATATAGTGTTACTATACTGTCTGTATTCAAAGATTTGAACCAGGGATTCGCCTCCTGCGCTGAGCTTCCATCACTATAATTTAGGTTTAGTAATGTTTCTGATTTTTTTGGGTAAGCTAGAGCATTAAACCAGGATAATTGTTGTTGAATGTCATAAACACTATTTGCCAAATCGTGCGTGTTTGGCGTGACGAACTCAGAGTAGTTAACGCCTTTTGCAGTTAAAGCTGTTTTAAGCGCTGCTTCATGTTCCCAGTGAACTAAGTAATCTGCTGTTCCACGTTCATAAGCAACTGGACACAGATTTGATAAAGAATTAAGATTTATATGATCGGCAATACTTTGTGTAGGGAATC